ACCTTAATTATAAATGGTAATTCTTTTACACTATCATCCAATTTACCATCAGTATCATTAATTCCTATTTCCCATGGAGATTCTTGAGGAATAGAAAATTGTATTCCTTTCATTATACCAACTTGATTATAAAGATAACCACCTACTGTTAATTCTATTAAATTACCTCTCATATACCCATTAGATGAATAGTCTGGGGCACATACTGATGCTAAATAATTTAGCTTCTGGTACATAGGTATTAATTCTTGTTTTGATTGAGCAGCAACAGTCCAAGATAAATTAACACTTCTATCAAATCCTTGATAGTTATATAAATTTTCTGCTCTACCCGAAAATGTTTGTGAACCCCAATCGGCGGTATAAGAATCATCCATAGAGTCTATAAAAGCTCTAAAATGAATGTATGTTTTTAATTCAGGATTATCATTATCTATTACACCAATTCTAAAGGTGCATAAGTCATTTACTGATGCTTCAGACTGTTTTATAGCATCCTTACTTTTGTATAAAGATCGAGCATTAATTTTATCTAATGCTCTACCATTACCTGTTACATAACTTGTAGAAGTATTTCTTGTACCTGGGTTTCCTAAATTAACTCTGGGTTCTATGCTTTGATTAGCATAACTTAGACTACCAGCTGTAACCCCTGATATTGGGCTTATTAGTTTTCTGAAATCTTGGATACTAGAAGTGGTGCCATATAAGTTAGAATCATTAAGTACATTTGAAGTACCAGAACTCATTAACTTATCATAATCTAAAGTAGTACCTAGCCCACCTACAACATTGTTTGCTTGAAAACCTAAACCATCAGGTCTTTTAAGTTGATATACACTTTGACCAACCTCACTTATAAAACCACCATTAATATTATCATTATCTGTTTTAAACACCCCTGTTCCCAAAAGATCAGTTATAGAACTAAAGGTTTGAGATAAATATTTCCCAGTTACAGATTTTGTATTTAAAGGATCTTTTATGTTACCAAAATAGGTACCTCCTCTAAAAGTTTCAAAATTTGGATTTGTAACACCACCTTTAAAAATACTATAATCAAAACCAAAATTAGTATCAGGTGATTTTCCAGTTGAAAAGAAACCACTATCTTTTAATTGTGGGTTATTTAACCCTGTTCTATCCTTAGACATGAGGATATTTGTTTTTCCTACACCTAAAGTTGAACCTGGTCCTCCAGAATAGCTATATAAGTTAGTTTGATTTCCGTCACTGGATGATATTTTATTATCTAAAAATTGAATTAATCTACTTGATTTTACATTAGTTTGTCTCTCATCTTGGGCCACTGAGTCTATATAAAGAGGATTAGATAAAGGAAATAAATCTCCAAAACCTGTTGATAAAGAATTACCATTAGCTATGTCATTTGTACTGGCAAATGGGTTTATACCTTGTTTAAGTAAATGCCCACCTAGTGGGTTAACCGCAGCCTGTGCTAATGTAGATGTTGGTAAGTAAATACCGTTATTTAACGGTAATCTATTGGAATTTTTGCCTAAGTTAACTACAGAAGAATTATTTGCAACCGCCATTTGGTTAACAGCAGATCTTGATAGGGCATTTTGTTTAACAGTAAATAAAACCCCATTTGGGGATTTAAAATCAAACATCATTTGAGTTAACCTAGAAACATCATTAACCACTGATGCTGGTAATAATGATCCTCCTCTTAAAAGAAAATCAACATCACCTAAACCAGGGCCTTCTCCGTTAGGTATAGGAGTAGTAACGTAAGGTTGGTTACTTGAACCTTGATCACGTCTATCACTTCCATACCTTAAAGATTTAAGATTGGTTGTTAGATTAACTAAGGGCATATATTACTGTACGTTTCCTGTTGTATCTACTGCTCTTGGAGTTTCTGAAACGAAGTCAATGTATGTTCCTTTTGAGAACGTATCATTAACTGGGATTGTTCCTGCATTATTTAAAGGTGCAGTAGGTTGGTTACCAGTTAAGGGAGTTAATTGAGATCCTTCTGTTTCAAACTTTTTAAGTAAAGGCATAATTTTAGTTTTTAAAGTTAATTATTATTTTGTTATAAATATTAGTTTTATTTAAGGAATGTACTTTATTGAACAGAATAAGCATATTTTCCAACTGCCGTACCTAATTTATCACCACTCATTTCGATTACAGGATCGGGTCTGTTAATTGCTCTTTCTAATAATTTTTCTAGTTTGGAATTATCTTGTTGTACTACTGTTGTTTGTAATTGAGGTTGTGGTTGAGGTTGTGTTGGTTGAGGTGATGTTTTTATAGATTCATTTTCTTTAGGGAATATATCTAAATTTGGTTTTACTACATCATTTTCTTTAGGAAATAAGTTTGTACCTGCTATAACTGTATCTTTATTATTTAATGCGATTGCTCCTTCTGGACCCATTAAAGTTCTAGAACCATATCCCCCTCCACCACCACCAGGAGATACCATATCATCTGCTGTTGAGTAAAGATAAGCACCTACCGCAGCGGCAACCCCTAACCCAATAAGGGCAGTAAAAGGATTAGCAACAGCAAATGCTGCCGCTTGAGCTGCTAGTGCTGTTACTTGATTCCACATAAGACCCAAATTTTTCATTAATGTACCTGATGTAATTGCTTGAGATATTTGAATGTAAGCAAATCCTGCTCCTAAGGCAGCTATAATAGGTACCATACCTGAAAGTGTTGATGCCAACATAGCAACTCCTTGTAGTAATGGGTCTATGAATTTTAACATATCACCTAAAGCGGCTTTAGCGGATTCCATTGAGGCATTTAAAGCTTCTTGGGCTGTTTGTTGTTCTAATCTATTTGCTAATTCATCTTTACCTAATGCTCTTAAATCCTCTGCTGATTTTCCTTGTATTTCTTGTTGAAATAAAATATCGGCCATTTGGTCAGAAGTCATACCCATAGCTGCTGCTAAAGCTTCTTGTTGAATGACATTCATATCTTGGAATTCAGATAAAGTACCTGCTTCCCGTTGTAATTCTTGTGCTAATGTTACTTGGTCACCTGCTAAGGCTGCTGCTCTTGCTTTCTCTAAATTAATATTTCTACCAATTAACAATTCAGCTTCTAGTTCTTTAGATATTGAACTTTCAAAATCTAATAATGATTTTCCAGCAGATGCAACATCTTCTAGGGATGAACCAAATAACTTGGCTTGAGTAACTGCTTTTGAAATTTCTTCTATATTTCCACCTAAATTAGCTCTAACAGTTCCAGTTACTTTAGAAGTTTCTTCTAAAATTCCTTTTAGATCAAATTGAACTCCTGTTTGTCTTTGTAATTCGTAACTAGTAGCTAATGCGTTTTTATATTGATCATCAAAACTTCCTACTGTTAATTCTGAAGAGGCAGCTAATGACCCTGCTGCTTCAGCAGTTATACCCGTTGTAGCTTGTAATCTAGTAGCTGTTGCTAATGTATCTTGTGAAAATTTAGCCATAAAACCAAATTGTTCACTCATATCCATAAAGGTATGGATCATAGCAGCACTTGTTACATTTATATCATCTAGTTCTCCTGCAGTTTCTGCAAAAGTACCTGCAAGGTTTTTAGCCTCATCACTGGACATAACCATAGTTTTTTCAAACTGGGTTATTTTTTTATTATTCCCTAATATAAGCTCCCCCATTGTTTTTAGGGCACCTAACATTGCAGTAAACGCAAATAATGCTATATTGGCTGGGTTTGTAAGACCTGAAAGCATTTGGTTTCCTGCTTCTTTTAATCCAGCACCTAGACCAGCAACTCCACCTTCTCCATCTTTTATTTTGTCCATAGCAGCACCTAATATTTTATCAGTGTCTACTAAATCTCCTAATATTGGTATTTTACTTATACCTTTTAAAATACCACCAAAAGCTCCTAGTTTCTTTTCATTTTCTTTTAGGATTTCCTTTTCTTTTTTTCTTAATTCATTCTGACGTTCTAATTCATCAGCATTTTGTTTAGTAAATACTGCTTGTTTTGCTAAAGTTCCTAAGGTTTCTGCCTCTATTTCTAAAGCAACTTCTGCTTCTTCTTGTCTATCTTGGGAAGCCTTTAAGGCTTCTTCATCAATTGACGTTCCTTGTGAAGCAAGAGAAAGTAATTCTTCTTGTATTAACTTTTCTTGTGCTATTAAGGAAGATTGTTCCATAGCAAATTCCACTCTTTTTTGTTCTAATGGGGAAATGGAGTTAAGTAAAGCATTTTCTACTTTTCTTGCTTTTAAAATAGCATCTTGATTTTTAAGCAATTGTTTATCTATAGCTTCAACTGAACTAAGACCCCTTCTTTGCTCTGATATTTCTTTAGAAATACTTTTATTAATTTTAAGTATATTGGTATCAAAAGTTGTTCTTTTAGTACTTATACCTTGAACTTCTTTAATAGAGTCAACTAAAGAAGAAGCTAAACCAACAGAATCAGAATCTAAAATATTCTGTTTTTCTTTTACTTCAGCTCTTTGTTTTTCAATTGCAAGAAGTTCTTTAGCTCTATTTAATTCTTGTTCCGTTGGCATTAATAGGGGGTTTTATTATAAATATGAAAAAAAGCAGCTATTTATAGCTGCTCTTTCCCTCATATGGTTTAGATGCTTGTTTAAATTGAGGGGTGTTAATTTTTCCCTCAGAATTAACAAGTGAAGTTTTACCAGCATTTAGTTGATTTTTTTCGGCTGCTGATTTTTCTTCATAAAATTTTTGTATTTCTTTAAATGTAAATTTACGTAGCCATATTGGCATATGATATATAGTATTATAATCATATCCACCTTTACCATGGAATAATATTTCATGAATCTGTTTAAAAAGATTCATTCTTATTTGTGGGGATAATTTAGGCGTCAGGCCAAAAAAACCCAAGCCCTATAGGGATGCGTACCTCCTGACCGCTATCTATAATAACATTAAGATCTACATCGGGTTGTGTTTCTTTAATATGATCTCTTAATGCTTTAGAATCTTTTGCTAATAAATAACCATCTACAAATTCATTAATAGCTTTCCTTTCGGTATCACCATTAACTGATGTAATAATATATTTTAATCTTGTAGAGAGAGAAGGATTAGAATCTTTTTTAATTCTTTTTATACCTTCTATTTCTTTTTCAAGTTTTTTTTCGTCTTTTCCTGTAAGTATTTTATAAGTAATTGGGGTTTGAGTATGAGGAAGATCAAATTGAAATTCATTTAACCCTTGAGTTATTTGAGATTCATCAAATGTTTTATTTTCTAATTGACTTAAATCAATAGTTTCTTTCTCACCATTTATTTCTACTTCATATTGAGACCCATATCCTAAAATACGAGTAGCAATTAAAAGAGCATTTTTATCACCTACAATTAAATCATCAATATCAATTTTAGAAATTATAACGGATTCTAATAATTTATCTAATACATTTCCTTTTTTTATAAAAGAAGAATTAGTTAAAATATCTTCTTCCTTAGCAGTCATGTATTTAATTTCTACCTTACCACTAGATAAGGGATTGTCTTTAGGATACATTAATCCTTTAGATGGTAATTCTATTTCTTCTGTTGGGAATTTAAATTCGGCCATAATCTTTATTTGGTTAAAACGTTTTTATCAGTTATACATATACAATATAAAAAAAAGCTTGCCCAAAGGCAAGCAATTTTCTAAATTAGGGGTGAGTAAAATTTTTAGAAATTTAATACACAGTAATCTGGTTGAACTGTCATTGTAATTTCTTGAGCAGCATTTTCAGTATCCCAGTTAAAATCTCCAAATGAAGCTTCTGTAATCATTGCTCCTTTGATGATCCATTCTGACACAACATCACCTACAGGTCCTAGTACATTGATTGTAAGATCTTTCTTATAGAAATCACTATAACCGTCTCTACCAGTTACTGATTCGTGATGTAATCTAACCCATTCCATTACGGATTGTGCACCAGATGGTGTAATTGGGTCAAATAGTGTAAATTGAATTGTTCCCCAAGTTGTTTTACCTTTTACAAAACGTTGAACGTTAATATGATTTAAAGGTACTGTTCCTTGAGATACAGTTACGGCTCCTACACCTTTCATAATGTATGCTGGAAATCCATCTACAAAAGCTATAAATCTGTTCTTTTGTTTTGGCTCGAAAGCTGTGAAAAATATTTCGTTTGGGTTTAATACTGCCATTTTATATGTTTATTTTATTATAAATATTCGGTTTTATTTTTTTTATGCTGGGAATGTTGCTCCAGTTGGTAATACATTGAAATCAAGTATAATAAATTCAGCTGTTTTAGTTGGTTGTAAGAAAATCTGACCGATTAACTCATTTCTATCTATTACATCTGGTGTATTATTGGTTTCATCCATTACTACTTTAAATGCATACAATCCTTGTCTTTGTTGAACACTTTCTAAATATGGATTTACTTGTGTTAAGAAATTATTTCTTGTAGCAATTGTATTTGCTTCAAATACTAAATTATCAGCAATTTGAGAAATATAATCCTTAAGTGTAATTAACAATCTACGTACATTTACTCTATCTAAAGCAGTTGCTGCTTTTTGTAATGTTTTTTGTCCGAATACTACTACTCCTTGTTGTGGGAATGTAGCAATTGGGTTAACATTACCTTCATATAAAGTATCTCTGTTTGCTGATGTTAATTTTCTTTCAGCTCTTACTACTGAACCCATTCCACCTCTTGTAATACCTGCTGGTGCGAACCATGGATCACTTGAAGCATCTGTAAATGCATACACTCCTGGAATCATTGTAGAAGCTGGTACATAAACTAATAATCCAGTATTTGGATCAACAGTTTGTAACCAAGGCCAATATGCGGCTGCATAACTAGTATCTAATGATGATGC